CCTCCTTTTCATTTCAGCGCTAGGTATATAAACACCCCGCCAAGAATTGTCATGATTACGGAGTAAGCTTTGAACACAAACAGCGGGAAACAGTTGATAAACTGGGTAACACCTAACACGACCAGTAAGACTCCGCATAGGAAGAAGTACAGCTTCAAGATTAGTAACTCGGATTTCATTTTAATTCACCTCCTTTCCAGCCTTAGTTTCGACTTCCGAAGGCCTGCCTTTGAGGATTGTGTATGGTACAACTGCCATACACGGTCCTCTGAATACTACGGTCAAGGTCACTCGAGGATTAGCCTGACGCGAGAGTGTTCTCTCCTGAGCCTACTCATCCAGTTTCCTAAAACAGCCAGATATCGTTTAAAGGTCGATCGCAGTAGACCTTGTCTAACAGTACCACGAACTCTGGATGAGCGACGATTGTGTCGTCTATCATGATCACTCCGGATACGAACCCTTTAGGACCGTCCTAGTAACGGGTATATGAATCTGAAGAATACATAACGGTCGATCCCGAACGAAATTTCTCGCGTAAAGTTTTCCTTGACGGAGGTGGTACCCCGTCAAGTTTATCAGCTCTCTTGCTCTCAACGTATCCGTACCTTTTCACCTCCCTTCCGGTATAATTTGTTCCATCTGACCTGCCGTTCGCCTCTTTCGAGACGGTGTGAGTCGGTCCTTTCCAGATACCATCCTTGCAAAGGGTCTATCTTGTATAAACTACTGGGTCCTTTCGGGTCCAGTACACGATAAATGGTCGGGAGTAATACCTCCATCCCTCCCACGAAAATACTTCCGGTCCGTACGGAGTTGAATATTGACAGTGGGTTCCATCCATCACTTTGTACTACCCGTGTAAACCGTCCGGTTCTACAACATCTTGCGACCTCGTACAGTGTCTTGTTATGATATACTCTTTATTTCTAGCCATCCCGGTAATAATTTGTCTGCCCGGTCCGTCAGGGATGGTCGGTCGGGTCCGGAAAGTTTTCTCCGGATAAAAAATGGTAACGGACAGTTGGTACATTACCAACCATCCACCCTTACCGAATGCAACCAATCCTGACCAAACAGTCAATACCAGTCAAACAGTCAATACCAGTCAAACAGTCAATACCAGTCAATACCAGTCAAACAGTCGATACCAGTCAATACCAGTCAAACAGTCGATACCAGTCAATACCAGTCAAACAGTCAATACCAGTCAATACCAGTCAAACAATACTGGTCGATACCAACCAAGCAACCAATACTGGTCGATACTAGTCGAATGTAGTCGGTGGTTTTGGTTTTGGACACAGGTATGATTTAGATGTAGATATGGATTATGGACATGATATGGATATGTGATTGAGGTCCAGGCATGGTTTAGGTAAGGAGGCGGGGGTATAGAAGGTTTACCGTCTCTGGTATCGAAACATAACTGGTCTTTATAGATTTTGGGGATCGCGAAAGATCTTATTATTTTGACAACGAGGCGAATTTGAAAGTCTGTTAGGAACGGGTGGGTTGAAACAATTTTGGACCTGGTTTGAATTATTTAATTTACTGTGATTTTAAAGTTTACCAGGAGCTTAACGAACCAGACATAACAAATGGGTTAGGCAGGATCAAAGATTATGTTAAAAGAGTCTGTTTGAAAACATCAATGTTGTGGTTAGGCCAGAGCTGTCCTTCGTTTTAAAAAATCTCAAAAATTTTAAGTTGACCCGTATAGGCTAATATGTTTATATTGTTTTGATGGAGATCGCTTTTATTTTTTGCGATTTTTGATTGTTGGGGCGACCTTTAGTTCGAAATCTTGTTGAAAAATGAATAAGATGTGAGATTAGACAACCCAGTCACTCGATTTCCTTTCATTTTTCAATAAGATTTGATAGATTTAAAAATTTGATGAAAAGTTGGCAAGTTTAGTTTATCGGGTACTTGACAAATACGGTATTTTTAAGTTTTTTAAAGGCGAAGTTCTTTGCAACGGGGAGAAAGTTTTACAACCCGACGGTTTTGGTCAAGGCGAACCAGCTTATCTCGCGTATATATTTTTTGGTGGGAATAATATATTTTATTATTCCCACCTCTATTATAATTATTTATAATTATATCTATAACAGTTATAGATTTATATCTGTTAATAGAGGATATAGAGGACGATATATCTGCCTCCATATCCTCAGAGGAGAGAATTATGAATCGATGGTTAAAAACAGCGGAGGATACCAGAACCAAAGCACGGCCTATATCGTTTTTGGTCAAGGAAATACCGGTGATCGAGAGAAAGTTAAAGAGTTTTGGTATTGAGACTACGCCGGAATTGGTAGAGGAAATAGAGCAGTTGATGGCTAAACTTGACAAGGTTATTTTGGAGAAGGGTGTAAAATCGTACGATGATCTTATTAAAGAGGTTATTTCGGTTCGAGTGAGTGAGTTAGAAACTGAGATAGCTAGGGCTAAGGATAAGGAGACGGTTAATCGTTTGATTAATGCGGCGACAGCGCTTAAGAAAATACTTGAGGATGAGGATCTGAAAAAAGTTATTATAAATCATATTGTTTATAGTGTGTTGAACAAGGTCTTTGATTTAATTACGGCGCAGAGGTATGATGAAGCAAGAAAACTTGTTGAAAAGTACAATTTGTTTTACGATTCTTTGTCCGAAGATGGTAAAGATTTGATCCGGTCCGTGTTTACCCACGCGAGTTTGTTAAACCAAGCCGCGATCGTTGCTGTGTTTAAACTGGGAGGAAAGTTCGCAGAGAGTTATATCACTGATATCCTTGATGGAAAAATTCCTGGTGGGGATAAAGTTTATCCATTATTGATTGAACTGTTACCCAAAGAAACTGTTGTTCGGTTGGTTAAAGAGCACGTTTTGGGGGGATCCGGGGATGTCCAGAAAGATGTCCAAAGTGTAATTATAAAATATATCCTTAGGGACGAGTGGGACAGGGTTAAGTTAATATATATGTCTTTAGGAAACGCGATTGATTGGAACATAGCTTTCAATTATGTTGTAAGAAATTTACTTAGGCTAGTTGATAATATTTGGTCCGTTGTCAGTAAGCTAAAATCAATAAAACCAGACTTTAAATTGAGTGATGATACTATGTTATTGATTTTTCATTATCTTATGGCTTCGGGGCAGTATTCCCAGATCCTTAATCCAGATTTGGTATCCGTTCTGACGGACGACCAGAAGGTAAAAGTTCTTAAAGAGTTGGCTCGCCAGGGTCGCACTGACCTCGTTTTACAATTTTTGGATATGATCGATGTAGAAGCTATACCAGATGCAGAAAAAATTGGTGTTATAGACGCCCTTTTGGTGAAAGGTGTGGACGTTGATGATGTTCAGGCAATAGCGGCAAGACTTGGTACATTGTCAGACAGCCAGAAGATAGAAATTTTTAAACAATTGGTTCCTTTGGATTACCCAGCGGCAAGGAAGTTTGTTAAGACATGGAACCTCGATCTTGAGAAAGTACCTAAGGACCTCTTGGACGCTTACGTTTTTAGTGCGGCCGCTTTCGGAGATTTTGACGAAGCTCTTTCTTTTACAACAGCGCCTGTCCTCTTTAATCAGTTGCTTTCGAACACACTTTATGAACAAGCTTACGACCTCGCCAAAAAAGAAAATATCCAGATACCGCTGGATGTTCAACTTGATATGTTAGAGCATTTCCACAGAAAAGGAGATAAAGAACGGGCCGAGGAAATTGGTAATCAGATTAAACTGCCAAGGAGCAGGGTTAGAGATATTCCATACGAGTTGTTCCAGTATATTAAGCAGATTGAAGAGGAACAAAAACCAAATGCTTAAGGGAATTAGTTGTTTAAAGGGCAAGGTGTCGTTTGAAGATTGTTTGAAATGTTCCGTCCGATGTGTACCACCGTTTGTCATCGACATCTTTGTTACAAACCAAGCCAATTATCTTAAAGAACACGTCCAGTTTTCGGTTTCCCAAATAATAAATTGTTTACGCAGAGTCGTTTTACAGTTAACAACAGATTATTTTTTGAACATTACTGGTGTGGTTGCGGCGGTTAATGGTATTCTTGTCCATAAAAGTTTGTCAGACTATTTTAAAACAAAACAGGGATATTTGTCCGAATATAAAATGGAGAAGAAATACGGAGCAACTATATTAACAGGTACTCTCGATCTTTACAGTTACAAAACAAGAACGATTTACGACTTTAAAACAAGTTCATCGGTTAGACCTTGGTACAAGAAACAATTGAGTATTTACAAACAAATGTTAGGGTTACCGGTAGAAAAACTAGCTATCGTTTTTGTTGGTAAAACGTTCAAAACTGTTTATGTTGACGAAGAACCCGTTAACATAGATGAAAAGCTAGAAATTCTTAGTACATCTCTTGAAAAAGGAACCTTACCAGAACCAGAACCGTCCGAACTATGTAATTATTGCGAGGTTAAAGAATTCTGTTCACCAAAAATCGTAGTAGGAGGAGAGCAATGAAAACAGCTTTTGTGTTGTCAGGTGGTGGTGCTAGGGGGTCGTTTCAAGTAGGCGCACTGAAATATTTGTGCGAGAGAAAAAGGATTGTACCAGATATTGTTATTGGTATTTCGACAGGGTCGTTGCAAGGTTTGGCCGTTGCACAGCAAGATCTTGCCATTCTCGAACAAGTATGGTTGAACATAAAAAGAGATTCAGATATCTACACTAAGAGTATACTAAATTACGGGAAGTGTTTGTTAGGCATTAGAAACGGAGTCTATGAGTTTGACGGACTTAGAAAGATACTGAGCCAGTTTTTTAACAAAAGTAAACTAATGCAATCCCCGATCGATTTTTATGTGGGGAAGGTGTCTTTGCAAGAGACAAGTATTGTATATGTAAATAAGAAAGACATGACAGTAGATGATGTTTTATCCTCTTGTACTATTCCAGTCTTTTTTCCAACAGTAAACCGTTCTAATTTACAATGGGTCGATGGCGGTGTACGGGATATTGTTCCGCTGAAAAAAGCAATTGATCTAGGCGCAGATACGATTTTTGTACTGTTGTGTTCACCAAAACGCGCAAATGTTGTGTATAAAAGATATAAGAACGTAGTTGAAGTTTTGGAACGAGTTCTTGACATCCTGTTAAACGAAATTTACGTAAACGATATCGAAACAGCCACCCGAATCAACGAGATGATAGACAAATTCGGGCCGTTTAACAACTATAGAAAGATTGATATAAAAGTAATCGAGCCTGATTTCGACATTTCTGACTCGCTTGACTTTGATCCTATCAAAATAAGAAGAGGTATACAGCACGGGTATCGTAAGGCAGAGGAGATTGTACGGTGAAGATACAAGATTTGAAAATAGAGGCACCGATTGTTATTAAGGACAACGAATTTGTAAGGGTTCCGTGCGAAAAAGTTCGGTTTCTTGATTGGTATCCGGATTGTCACGTGATAACTATATCTTTTGGCAGGGAAAATGGTCAACTCAGTCGAACGTATACTTACCTTTACCGAGGCAATCTCCCCTCTTTATCTAAGTGGTACAACGTTTCTTCATTACCCGCGATAGTTCGGTTCACTCTTTATTTTGATCATCACAAAGACGAAGTTTTCACCGCGAACGAACTTTCCCGAGTATTTAGAGACGTGTCCAAACTAATGATTAAGACAATCCTCTCCGCATATTTTAATCGTAAAGTAATTTTGTCGGCCAAGAGTCATTTTTACGGACACGAGAGAGGCCTTACGAAACTGGAACAGTACCTGACCAAGAATAAGATTCCTTTCCGGAGCGTCAAAAATGGACGTAAAGAAATTGTTATTACGATCAAGAGAGGAGGCGAAGAGCGCCGTTTTACATACTCTTATTGAGAGCGCGTTCCCAGTTTCAGTTAAGGAACTGGAAAACAGGCTCAGAAGCAAAGGAATTGTTGTATCAAATATTGATCGCGTATTGAAAGACATTGAGACAGAAGGATACGACTTAAAATACATATATTCCGGACGTGATAGAAAAGTAGGTCTTGTTAGGTACGGTACTTTCGACAAGGATAGGTATTATAAAGTTCTTGGTACGATCGAGTTCCCCATACTGATTACTAGTGACTGGCACATTTGTAGCCGCGGGTTTTCTGTAATTGCTTTCAACAAATTGGTCGAAGATTGTACTACTTTCAAGGTCAAGACAATGCTTCACGCTGGTGATTTGATCCAAGGCCTAGGTGTTTATTCTGTTGAGGCAATGGATGTCACAGAACCATCAATCGACGCGCAAGAGGAACTAGCTATCAAACTTCTTAACAAGATCCCGAAAAGTGTTCGTAAAGTTTTAATTATCGGGAATCACGAAGAAAAGCTCAAAGGTTCCTGGAAAGTAGGACACGACCCGATTAAATATATCGCGAGTAATGTTGAAAATTGTGAGTATTTTGGACATATGGCCAAATTAATGGCGAGTAAATGGTCAATCTTAATGGTGCATGGGGCCGGTGCGCCTTCCTATGCGTGGTCTTATATGATCCAGAAGATATTACGAAATTTGGTCGAAAGACCTACTTTTCTGATCGCCGGTCATTTACACATGCTCGGTATATGGTCCTTTCCACCAAACAATTATACAATTATGGCCGGCACTTTACAACGAGAGAATTCTTACTTATTACAAAAAGGGATCCAGTCTGTTATAGGATGGGTTATCGTAAGAGGTTACGATGGTAAGAGATTAGACGCAGTCGTTCGGACACCAGAAGTCTTTTAGCAAGAGAGAAGGAGGGAGGCTGATGAAAAGTAAAACTGATCAAACTGCACAGGTTACAAAGTCGATGGAATGCCCTTTTACAGATCTGAAAGTGTGTCTCAGGCAGACCAATCAAGCTAAACTTGATATGCTCATATGTACTAATTGTATACTAGGTCGGATCGAGAAACATTTGTACGCTGTTGTAAAGAAACTGTATTCTGGTACAGATATTCCCGGGAAGTAACTTTCCGTTAACTCGGAAGGAGATTGTAATGAGACAAGAGGACATTGAATATCTTAAGCACATCTACAGTACTAACAAAAAGGAGTATTTCATATACGTTGACCTAGTTAATGCAGGGATTCCGTTACAGTACCGTAATTTTGAGTTCAGTGATTTGACAAACCCGCAGATCGAGCAGTCCAAGAAAAAGCTGATGAGTTATCTTGACGAGCTCGCGACTAAAGGACTATACAGCCCGAAAATACGCGGCAAAGGATTTTACATATACGGGTCTCATGGTTCGGCAAAGACTGCTCTCGTATGTGTCTTTGCGAAAGAGGTACGTCGACGTACCCCGTACAGTGTTTACTATGTTCCGTTTTTGGAAATGGTAAACAGCTTCAGGGACCGGTTTTATGAATTTATAAGACCGAACTTTCTTATCATAGATGACTTCGGTAATTATTCAGTACCATCAATTCTTACGAACGAATTTGAGCATCTTATTAAGTCACGGTATAGTAAAGGAAATCCTACTGTGATAACATCATATCTTGAACCGACTAGTCTTGGCGAGGTGTTCGGGAAAGGATTTTACTCATTACTTTTCGAATGTTTCTACTTTATTGACCATAGAAAAGTAGATGATTGGAGGCGGTCAGGTCCCAAACGGACCGCTCCAGGAGCTAAGAGTCTAAGATAAGGCTGGGCTGCTTGGTTCGTTAACGTTTCACGTACAAACGGAGGAGGAAGAAGTGAAAGAACTTTTGAAGTTCTTGCTGCGCCGCTCATTCTACTACAAGGCAAAGGAAGAAGGTCTTGTACCGCAATGGTTCGATACGGCAGAGGAAAGATGGTTTGTAAAATTTTTATCCGTTTTATATGAATCTTCTCAAGATGAGGAGATATCTGATCCGGTCGGAGTGATGTCTCACTTTGCCGATATCTATATTTCCGACGACACGGAAAGGACCAAATTTTTGTTGTTAGTAGAAGAAGTCACATCCATTACACCAGAGCATTCGTTCGATGTCACTCTCAAATTAGCGAAAGAACGGTTTTTGTCGAAACTGGTTACAAAGTCCCTCAGAAAAGCCGCGTCTCTTCTGAAGAATGGTGATCCGGCCAAAGTTGTGGACATTTTCCAGAGAACAGTGTATTACTTTCAAGAAGTGTCCGGGAGAAAGACCACGTACAGTGTCAAAGACCGAAATGTTCACGAAGAAGCTCTTGAGAACAAAGAAGGGTTTAAAATGGGGTATCCGTCAATCGATAACGCGACAAACGGTCTTCGTCCTGGTGAAATGTTAGTAGTTATTTCCGGATTCGCAGAAGGGAAAAGTACTCTTTTACTTAACATTGCCCGTAACGTCTTTATGACCGGCAAAAATGTCGTTTATTTCACCCTAGAAATGCCATACACTCAAGTCGTTCGTCGATTCGATTCGTTATGCACTGGTATTCCGTACTCGTTTCTTAAATCTGGTAATATTGATACCGCTCGCAAAAAAGATATCATGGACCTTGTCTCCGCGATTGAGAAGAAACCGAACCATTTTTACGTTGTGGATTGCCCTGATTGTACTCCGTCGTTCATTGATTCGAAGCTAGCCGCTCTCGGGTTTAAACCGGATCTTATTATTATTGACTACTTATCTCTTATCCGAAGCGAGGTTTCGTACAAATCTTTGTGGGAATCGTTGAACACAATAACAGTACAGGTTCGAAATATTGCTCGAAGGTACGGATCGGTCCTTGTCACGGCAGCTCAGGTCCGCCGTGACGCGATTGAACGAGACCGTGATTTTTACGAAGCACAAGATATCGCCCTCGCGTTTTCGATAATTCAACATTCTGATATCGTATTTTCGATGCGAATCGATGATCCAGATGTTTTAGCAGCGGCACCAATTTGCTTGTTGAAGTGTAAATTTTTAAAAGATAGGGACGGTGCTAGACCGTCCTTTCTATTGCGAGCCGATTTTAGCACATTTAAAGTTACGGAACCAAGTATTGAAACATGAACATTGTAGATATAGTTAGATCATATGGTATCGAACTAAGAAAAGTCGGTCGTGTATACCAGGGTTTATGCCCGTTTCATGAAGAAACCAATCCGAGTTTTACAGTTTACCCCAACACAAACACATTCCATTGTTTTGGATGTGGTATAACAGGTGATTGGCGTCGGTTTTTAGAGTTAATTGATCCGCATTATCGAGACCAATTTTCGTTAGATTTATCAGTTTTACAAGATTTTATCAGTCAAATAGAAAAACGTAACTATAAAGAATATCTTCTGGTTTCTAGCGCGCCAATTTTTAGAGAGATGTTCAAAAAATACCCGGTAAGCTATGTGTTCAAAGTAATGGAGAAGTTCGACGCGTTCATCTCGTCCAAAGAGATAGTCTCTTTTGAGGAAATGATGCGCACCCTTAAAAAACTAAAGATGATAGGAGGTGGCCTGGTCCAATAGGCCTTCTCAGGATAAATAACCTGAGATAAGGTTAGATCCTGGTCCATATATTCTTATCCTCCGAATGTCAAGGGTAAAGAAAGGAGGTAAAGTGATATGAAAGTGGCATTTTACGAGTCGCAGGAACTGAATCAGATTGGTAACAAACTGACGAGTGAGCTTTTAAAAGAGGCACCCCCGAGGATTAAGTTTTTGCTCATTTCCGGTCGTATCAGATATGCTGGTCGAGTGTCAAAAGCATCACCGTTATTAAAGTTTTTGACTGGGCACGATCTGATAGTCCTTATTAACAAAGATGTATGGGATTCATTGTCCCAGAACGGTAAAGAGGCGCTTGTATTTCATGAACTTTATCACATACAAGTTAGTGACGGAAAAGTTTCTCTCAAAAAACATGATGTCGAGGAATTCGTAAAAGTAATAGAGAGGTACGGACCATGGACAGATACTTTAAAAACAATCGAAGAAATTCTCAAGAGAAAGAAGTAAGGGTATCTGAAGTGTTTTTGTCCTTTCAAGGGGAAGGCGTTAACACAGGACATCCTAGAGTATTTGTTAGACTAGCAACAGGTTGTCCTCTTATGTGCAGTTTCTGCGATTCTACTTATGCAAGATCGTTATCAAGGCCATTGTCAGAAGAGGACATTCAGTTAATAAAATCTCATCCGTGGATCGTGTTCACTGGAAATGAACCTTTGTTTTCGAACGGACCAGAATGGATGATGACCATTATTGATATGATCCAACCTGACTGCAACTCTTATATCGAAGTTGAGACTAACGGTACTGTTGTTCCGTCACTGATCCGATCTTTACTAAAACACGTTTCTTGGTGGACCATTTCCCCCAAAGATCCAGCCACTCAGAGACGGAAAGTCGATACTACTCCGCACCTTTTAGAATGGTTCCGTAAACATTATCATCATTCAAATTATGTCGTCAAGTTTGTGTACAACGATGAACAAAGCGGTGTATTTATATTAAAGACTGTTGAGAGATACGGGATAGATCCGGGAAGGGTATGGATAATGCCAAGAGGAGAAACCAGAGCAGTTTATCACAAACATTTAGTTCCAGCTTGGAAGTTCGCCTTATCTCATGGTTTCAATTTGTCACCGCGTCTTCATATAGATACTTTTGACAAAAAGAGAGGTGTCTAACATGAGAATAGTTCGAATAACGAAAAGATACACCAGGAAAATAAGTTATGACTACAAGTCATGGGAATTTAGTACAGAACTAACCGCTGATGTAAATGTTGAATCGGACGAAGATCTTGTGAAAGCATCTTCTGACCTTTTCAAGAAAGCAGTTCGGTGCGTTACGGAAGACATGAAAAAGGTCGCAGAAAAGTATTTATCTGAAAAGGAGGAACAATCATGATTGACTATAATGCCAGACTTAAGGAACTGGATGCTATACGGGAAAGTACCACTCTTGCGAGAGATCCCCTTTCAGCAGGCCTAACCTATTTTAATGAAAAGTTTTACGAGATTCAAAGTTGCCGGGACCGCGTCTTGTCTCTTCTGATAGAGGCCATCTGGAACCGAACTATGCTTAATTCAGAGCTGGCTACTTTACAAAATGAGTACGAGGCTAAACTATCTCAGGTTTTGGTCCGTGACGATGTTAAACCTCTCAAGTCGAATGAATTGCGGTTAGCCGTAGCCAATAACGAACTCAGACCGTTAGTTGATAGTATAAAAAGGAAGGAACAGGAGGTAGTCGTTGCCGATTCGTACTATAAGACAGTTACGGTTATTTATGAAGAACTTAAGGCGAAAAACGACAATTTAATTCAACAGTTTTTAACAGTCCGAGCGATGTTGAACATAGAACCAACGTTAAAAGACGCAGTTATCCGCACAGAGATGAAAAACCTAAATAAGAAGGAGGTATAAAACAATGGCCGTAATAGTCGAGATACAGAGACAAAAACCTATAGATGAAGGGGAGTACTATGCTGTCCTCCGGGACGTCCAGGAACTGCAAGGTAAGTACGGCACTGTGTTAAAGTTCTGGTTCGATATTGTTGAGCCTGGGTACGAAACATCTGTTTCTGGTCTTTGTTCTAAAATTGCGTCGCCGCGGTCAAAACTGTTCAGATGGTTAGTCGCTCTCGGCGCTGATTTATCGCAAGCAGATACTTTCGACGTTACAACGTTAAAAGGAGCACCCGCAATTGTGGTTGTGTCCGCAGTTACGACTCCATCTGGAGAGGAGTATGTGAATGTTGTCGACGTCAAGCCTGCTAAAATGAGACGCGTAGCTGGTACTGGTGTAGTCGGTACCAATGTAGTTGGTACTGGTGTAACCGGCACTAGTACAGGTCCGGAGACATCGGTTGTTAATCCGGTTCAACGTTTCGTTTCACCGCAACCCAACCCGATTCCAAATCCTGTTCAAACAGTACAGCAGCAGCAACAGCAGTCAGTACCACATCCAAATCCGAACCCGGGTCTAAATCTACAAGGGAAGAAAAATCCTTTCATAGAGGAGATTAGTAACTTAGATGAGCTCGAATTCTAACGAAATTTGTGTTTATTACAGCGAAAAACAGAAGAAATTTTATTTCTTGCACCGGAAACTTGACGGCGCAAAGACACATTATATATATTACTTTACGACGGACCCGACGGATGCGATCCCGTTACCAGAAAATTTTGAGGTAGTCGTTAATCCGTACAACGGTGTTCCTTTTGTCAGGAGGAAACGACCAGAGGTAATTTGATATGGATGATATCCTAAAAGAGCTTAAAAAACTAGGTCTTCTCCCGGTAGTTGAGGAAGATATCGGATTCTTTAGCTCAGGTCTTGCGTTGTTAGACTTTCTTCTTGGTAAAGGATATCCTGAAGGACGAATCGTAGAATTGTTCGGTAGCGAAGGTAGTGGCAAATCCTATATTAGTTTACTTGCTCTTGCTTCCGTCCAACGTTCGGGCAAGAAAGGCGTGTTATTCGACATAGAAAACAGTTACGATCCAAGTTGGGCCGCCCAAGTAGGTGTTAGCAAGGACTTATTAGTATTACAAGCTGACTATGGTGAGCAAGTTTTCGAAGGGATAAAAACGTTGGCAGAGAACGGGTTTAGCCTGATCGTGGTTGACTCGACCGCTGCTTTGCTGCCAAAAAGTGAGTTCGAGGGCGATATAGAAGACCAGACAATGGGCATTCAGGCCAGAATGCTTTCTAAAGCATTACGAATGATAACGCCTGTTCTTGCTAGAAATAGATGTACCGCCATTTTTATTAATCAGCTTCGGGAGAGGATAGAGCGAGGCCCGATCATGTTCTTCGGCGATCCAACTGACTCCCCAGGCGGCCGCGCCCTTAAATTTTACGCGTCCGTAAGGGTTCGTGTCGAAAAAGGTACAGCTATTAAAGATGAGAACAAGAACAGGATCGGCCATCAAATCGTTGTAAAAGTTGTGAAAAACAAAGTTGGTATTCCGTACCGTGAGGCACGATTCAGTTTCTACTATGGTAAAGGAATAGATGAGAAACAGTCTATTCTTGACTACTTGTTGGAGAACGGCGTAATTGCGCAATCGGGTCGCAAATATGTTCTCGGGGATCAATCTTGGTCGAGTTACGACGAAATGTACGATTCTGTACAAACCGAAGACTTAGTCAGGTTTTTGACACAATACTCGCTGCGGACCAGTCCAAGTAATGGGTCCTCTCAGGAGCAATAAGACCTGGTCCGAAAGGAGGTTCAGATGGCCCAAAAACGACCTATTGCAAAAAACGAATGTGCTTTTTGTGGACGACCAACAAATTATTATTCCTACGAGTTGCTTTGTTATGTTTGTCCAAAATGTTTGGGTGAATATAAAAACGCGAGTGGGAACGTGGCAATTTATCCTTACCGTTACCCGTATGTGTTGCCGGAACCATTTCTGTCGCGACAGGTGTGGTGGATTTCCAGTTCTAGTACTTCAACAACTTCAGAACCGTTGTCCAAAAATAAAAACAAGAAATGAAGATCCTAAAAATTCAACTGGAAAACTTTGAATCTCACGAAAATACGGTTATAGAATTCAACCCGAATTTTAACTGTATTGTTGGTCCTACTAACGCAGGCAAGACAGCTATCTTTAACGCAATTCTGTTTGCTTTGTTTAACGAATGGGACCCCGGCTTTATTCGAAAAGGTACGGATCTTTGCAGAGTCGTTGTGGAAACTGATTCTTTTACGATAGAACGAGTTCGTGGCGAGACCATTAATTCTGCTATTGTCAGGAAAGATGGTCAGGAATATAGATTTGACAATTTTGGTAAAAGTTATCCTGACGAAATAAAGAATTTGTTAAATATATCCGATCTTGATGATTATCTAGCTTTTGTAGGATTTCAAGATAACAATTCTTTTCTAATTCATGAACCATCTACGGTTCGCAGTTCTTATATCGGAAAGGTTACCGGTCTAAATCTTCTTAATGAAACAATTAAGAACGTATCTCTCGAGATTAAGAAAGTTAATGAAGAAATTGAACAGGTCGAGCGCGAAAAGAAGAGTGTTGAACAGAATCTTAAGAGACTCCGGGTTCTTGATAAACTAGAGGCACTCGTCGATAAACTTGAAAAACTTGAAAAGAAAATGGTCGATCTTCAGGAGCAAAATAAAGTTCTTTCGTTTTACAAAGAAGCGATCGAGAACCTGAATGACCAAATTATTAAAGTTCGAGATGTTCTCGATAAGTTTGGTTCCGTAGACCTTGATAGTTATTACCGAACTTGTGAGGATTTTCTTGATCTTCTTAATACTTGCGGGGATGTTCAGAGAGTCAGTACCAGTATCGAAAAGAACCAGTCTCTTTTGAGAAATACTATTTCAGAGATTGACGATAAGATAACAAGTTTGATAGCTTTACTTAAGGAGAAAGGAATTTGTCCGTTGTGCGGTTCTTCTTTAGACAGTTCCTCCATAGATTATATATTTCGAGATCTTATTTAAGGAGGGTTCATGGTCTCATTTATTTACACAACTGACTGGCACCTTAAAAGTTTGCCTTCGCAGTCCATTGAAATCAACAATTTTGGAAATGTTATAACGGATCGTATTTCAACGATTTTATCCAGCAAAGTCGATTTCATTTTGCACGGAGGCGACCTTTTCGACACGTATGTTTGTGACGATGTTAGTTTTCTAAATCAGGTAATAGATTTATTTAGACAATTTGGAAAAAGGATTTACATAGTCCCAGGAAATCACGATCTAGTTGGGTATGAGCCGAAAAGTATTCGTTGGACCTCTATTGGAACTTTAGCGAGTGCCGGCCTAGTTAAAATTCTTAACCCGGGCCTTAACGTTATTGATAACGTTCCTTTTTATGTTGTTTATCCTACAAAAGACCATACCCCCGATTTATACAAGGGCCTCAAGAATTATTTAGTTGTAACTCATAACCTTATTTCACCAAGACCGCTCCCCTACAAAGTGACCTTGATTTCTGATTTGGTAGACAAGATAGATCAATGTATATTCTTATGTGGCGACCTCCACTTCTCATTTTGTGAAGTGTACGAAAACTGTGCTTTTTTCAACCCAGGTCCTTTAATGAGAATTGATTCGTCTGAGTACAACGAATCCGGGTTTTTGGAGATTATCTTTGACCCAATGACATTTTCGTTCAAGTTTAAGAAAAATGTTTTTCCAGATGTGCCTTTTACTGTTAGAACGTTTGAGCAAGAGACTGTTAGTTTGGTATCTAAATTTGGTAAACAAGAAACCCGTTCTTTTTACAAAATAGATGATATCGTTGAAGAGATTTCGAACCGATTGTATCCCAATGATAGTAAGGTCAAGGAGGAAACTTTTACATGGATAAGGAATACGGAGAAATCATTGGTTTAAGAAACGAAATTGCTAAACTGAGAGAAAAGAAAATTTCTTTACAAACAACCTTGTCAGTTCTCGAAAAGGAAAGAGAAAGATATATTAGCGAACTCGAAAAAAGAGGCGTTCCTTTTGATCAGATTGACCGGGTTATTGAACAGAACCGAAAAAAGATCGAAAAAATTTCAGCTAAAGTTGCAGAGATAAAACAAATTTTCGAAAAGTATTTAGGATCCCTCAATATCTAACTATGAAAAATATTATTTCACAACTAAAGTTAAAAAAGGAACTCCTTGAAAAGAAATACAAAGAATTATCTGAGCGAATTGTACAACGTCGCAGCTATCTCGATCTTTTACATAAGGTTAAGAACGTGCTTTCCCAGTCCGTTGTTGTTGGTAACGAAAATATAAAAACAACAATTGAACAGCTCGTGACCGAAAGTTTATCATCTATTTATCAGGAAGGATTGTCTTTTAAAGTTGAAGATGTTTCGAGTGCAGGTCGTCCAGGCTATGTTTTTAAAATTGGTAAAGAGGATCATTTTAGAAGTTTATTATGTTTCGGCGGCGGCATTCGCAACACGGTATCTACTGTGTTGCGGTTCATTCTTTCAAATTATTTACCAAACAAGTTTTCTTTTATTCTTGACGAAGTAGGCAGCAATATTAGCAAAGAATACCAACCACAATTTGGGTTATTACTTAGAACTTTTTCGCACAAGTTTGATACACAGATCATTCTTATTACGCACCAGGAACGAGTTGCCGAACACTCAGATAGGATAATACGAGTTAACTTTGACGGGTCAAAGTCAGTAGTATCATGAACAAAGGGTACGCGTTAGAGCACGAGGTCGAGGAAATCCTTTTACGTCTTGCTAAACAAAATCGAGAGGTTCCGATGTCCGAAAGAACATTTCGAGTACCACAGTCCGGAAGTATCCGCGGCCTTAAAGGGGATATTGTTACGAACATTCCTTTTTTACCCTTCCAATTCTTGATAGAATGCAAATCCCGACGGTCAAGGTCAAAGAAAGGGCCCGTTTTTAGGCTCGATTCTGAATGGCTCCCGAAACTTGAGAAAGAAGCCACCGAAATAAACAAGGTTCCGTTACTCGTGTTTTCGTTTAAAGGCGTGAAAGCGGACCGGATCTGGTGTTGTGTTCGGAAAAACGATTATGAGTCAATTTTTGGCGAGAAGGTCGAGGTTTCGGATACAATCAAGAAGTCCAGAAAAAGTTTTATTTTTTACCATCGTCAGCTACGAGAGTATTCTTTATGTGACAGGTTTCTCGTTATAAAATTTAGTACTTTGATTAAAAAACTCGAGAGGTTCATAAATGCGACTTAATGTGTATGTTAAATATAAGAAGTTTCCTGGCCTTTATACGAACGATCGCGAGCTTATTAGGTACTTGTCAAAGTCTAAAGATTTCCGAATCTGGTACATTGTGTTCAAAAACAAGAAATTAGACGGCGTCGCCTTTTTGTACAAGCGTAGAGGGTTCATCGGAGAGGTAAAGGAGATAGTTCAGAGATGGAAGAAAACGCGCTAGCCTGTAGAGGTTGTCCTTTGTACGGAAAGAAACCTGTTTTCGGTATTGGACCGACAAATGCCGAACTAGTAATTATTGGAGAGGCGCCTGGTGCTGAAGAAGAGAAATATGGTTCTCCTTTCGTTGGTCGGTCTGGTCAACTTCTCACATCGTTGCTGCAAAAGACCGGAATAGATCGGTCTAAATGTTTTATTACGAACGTCGTCGCTTGCCGACCCACCGATGCAAACGGTAACAATACCACTCCTCCTACCGATGCAATAAAAGTGTGTGGTATCCGGCTAGATCAGGAATTGTCCAAGACCAGACCAAAAATTGTTTTGTTGCTTGGGAACGTTGCTGTTAAACGTTTTCTCGGGAACAGGCGCAATTTACAGAATTCGGAAGGGATTCCTTTTAGACAAAACGGTACTATTTTTGTACCGACTTACCACCCAGCTGCTCTTTTACGCGACCCGTCCAAGACAAAGGCTGTCGAACAAACACTCAAGCGAGTTGTTGAGTGGCTCAAAGTGGACCCACATACCTGGTCCTTCGAAAACTACAAAATACTTCTTGACAAGAATGAAGTTATTCGGTACATAAAATTACTAGAACAAAAACCGATGTGGAGTTGTGATATCGAAACGTCGGATATTTTGTATGAATCTGTAATTTTTACGATTGCATTTTCATCCGGCGACCTTACATTCGGGTTCCCTGTTAGAAGACCAGATGGTTCGTTGTATTGGTCCGATTCTGACCTTCGTCAGATTATAGACCATCTTAAACGATTATTTAGCAACGAATCTAAGAAAATATTTCACAATGCGATGTTCGATTTAATGTATCTCAAAAAGGAATTTGGTATAGAATGTAAGAACCTCCACGGTGATACTATGGTCATCGCACATTTATTAGACGAGACGGCTCAGAGGTACGGGCTCAAAAACATTGTTTGGAAGTATCTTGGAAAAGGCGGGTACGAAAGTGATTACGTTGCTCTTGCTGACGAAGATAGACCTGGAGGCGTTGATACATCTATTGTTCTCAAATATAATTGTGCAGACGCCCACGCAACGTTTCTTTTATACCAGGAAATGGTAAAATTGTTGCCGGATTCCCTCGCAAAACTTCATCTCAAGCTGAGCATCCCGACTATACAAATGCTTGTTGATACTCGAATACGCGGCGTTAAGATAGACGTTGACTATGTTAAACGGTTGTCCGCGCAATATGAGCAAGATCTCGTTGTGATCGAACAGCGCATTTTCGATTTGATCGGCGAGAAAATTAATATTAACTCAGTCCGGGACCTGTCGAGAGTTCTTTACGAGAAACTAAAGTTGCCCGTACTTTATAAAACAGCGTCGGGAAATCCGTCAACCGATACGTTTACTCTCGAGAATCTGCGTAGTTACCACCCAGTAATAGATTTGTTATTGGATTATCGTAAGAAGAAAAAATTGTCGAGCACATACTTTAAGAACTTCCTCAAATTATGTGACAGCAACAATCGGTTACATACAAATTATACGTTAGTCGGTACTACGACTGGTCGTCTTGCCAGCCGCGAACCGAATCTCCAGAACATTCCGAGGGATAAAGAAGTTAAAGACATTTTTATCTCAGAAAAGGGATATTTTCTAGCGAACATCGATTTCAAGCAAGCCGAACTCCGAGCTCTTTGTCATTATGCGAAAGACGATAAATTGAAGGAAGCGTTCGAGAGCGGATATGATCCTCTCAAAGTCATTGCTTCTTTGGTGTTTCATATTCCGGTCGAGGAAGTTGATGATGAGCGTCGAAGGCTTGCAAAATTTGTAGTGTACGGAATTATGTACGGCCGGAGAGCAAAATCTATAGCCGAAGAACACAATATGCCCATTGAGGAAGCCCAGAGTATTATTGATTCGTTCTTTAGATCCTTTCCGAAGACGTATCAGTTCTGCAAAGAAGTAGTTGCTATCGCAAAACAACGAGGGTACCTCCGAAACTTTTTCGGGCGAATCCGCCGATTTCCAGGTATAAACTCACCAGATTTCGAAGTCAGGGCTTCTGAAGAACGTCAAGCTCTTAACTTTTTGCCCCAGAGTACCGTAGCTGATTATACTATGTTCAAAGGAGCTTTGGTCTATGAGAAGATCAAACATTTAGGATGTTACTTAGTACTAACTGTTCACGATTCCCTTACATACGAGATTCCGGAAGACAAGGGCGAAGAAGCATTAGCCATAATGTTTGACATTTTGGGAAAGCGTATCAAAGGATTTTTCGTAGACATTCCATTTGATTGTGAAATAGGATATCGTCTAGGATCGACCGCTGAACTTGACAACTTATCAGAATTTAAGAACAAGCTGAGGGAGGCCCGTCTATGAAGGAACTTGTTGACGAACAACATAAACCAGACCCGATAAGAATGGTCGTTGACAAAGCAGGTGTATCAAACGTAGAAGTTCCACTGTCGCTAATTTACAGTTCAGCCCAAGACCTTGTAGTCAGTCATGTTCTCGCCCGAGTTGATGCTTACGCGAGGTTACCGCGCACACGAAAAGGTGTGGATATGTCTCGATTACCAGAAGTTTTGTTCGAGCATTCGGGGAAGTTTCTATCACCTCGATCTTTTAAAGGAATTGCGAAACGGTTGAGGGATCGTCTCGGACTGGAAGATATATACATGAAATTTTCTTTTGGGTTCGCAAGACCATCCATTGCACCGGTAACTAAGAAGAAAGCAGTTCTTGTTTACGATTCCGCGATAACAGTAATTTATCCCCCGTATCGTCATTTTGTCCAAGTAACAGTTCCGGTACAAACGGTTTGTCCGTGTTCCCGAGCAATGTGTTTAGTCGATCATGAAAAACGAATTGGGAAAGGTGCGCACAACCAGCGTGCCGAAGTAACAATACAAGTCGAAGTTTCTAAAGTTCCCGGCGTTTACTTTGAAACATTAATTGATATTGCGGAGCAGTCAGCGAGCTCACCCGTTTACGCTATTCTTAAAAGACCAGACGAAAAGTACGTTACAGAACATGCCTATGACAATCCTGTCTTCGTAGAAGGGCTCGCGAGAAGGGTCGCTGACAAATTATCGGAGCTTAAGAACGTTAAATGGTTCCGTGTTAAGGTAGTGAGTTTCGAATCGATTCATAAACATAACGCGATTGCGTATATTAGTCGTATCAAAAAAGGGAACAAATGGTACAAGAGCAATCGCAGCTTTGTATAATTATAGGAGGGTTTATGTATAACCGGGCAATTTTCAAGGATTTGCTTCGCAAAATAGTTAAGAAGGTTGAAAGGAGCAGTGAAAAGTATAAAGATGCATACTTGTTAAACGACATGTCTCGAGAATGGGAAGAAGAGCTAGTTGATCTTGTGGGTTGGGTCCTGATGCAAGCCGTTCGTATGAAAGAAGTTGTCGGCGAAAAGATCATCAGAAACGATCTCATATTTTTTGATGAATTCTTTAAGAATCAACGAACTGAGTTTTTACAATTTCTAAAGAAAAAAATAGAAGATGAACTCAAAAGGAGAAGACATAAGTGAGCTTTGTGAACAATCAAATTGTGAAAAATTGTACTGTTAAGTCTTTTCTTGTCAAAGAAGACAGTTTACAAAGAAGTAATCTGGTCCTCGACGAAGTGGTCAACAATTGGTTAAGACTGAACCCGGGTATAAATGTCGTTGATATTGTTTATAGTACTAACGTTTACTACGAGTCCTCGGATAAGTTCAAGAAATATTACTTGAAAGAAGCCCTTATCTTGTACGAACCGCGAATTCCGGAAGTACTGAAAGACAAAGAAATAATTGATTTTGAAGTCAAAAGGAGCTATATTACATTTTATTTAGGTAAAAATGGTTCACAGTCTGGCGATGATTGGGACAGCGCTCCGTACGAACATAACGCAAGTCCGGTTTATAGCAAGTTTGTCGAAGGAACCGTTACCATTTTGGTTCCTTATAAGTTGAACATTTATGAACCGTGTTACGGACACGCGAATTCACCTTATTCAAAGAATGATATGAAATCTGGGAAGATACCATGTATCATTCTTTCCGAGAAGGAGTACGTTACTTTTGAAGAGGCTCTTAACGATTCGGACCTGAACCGGGTAAGGATATTCTTTGGTAACAGCCTTTTTTCTATAAGCGGTCTCGAGATTGTAGATTGGTCAATTCCCGAAAAGTGGTCCGGTCCGATATAATGGACCTTCTCAGGATAAATGACCTGAGATAAGGCTAGACCCTAGCCATAGTATGTTCTGTATAATTACAAATGGTATCCCTGAATGTCAAGGTTGAAGAAGAAGGAGGTAAAATAATATGAAAGCAGTAGTTTCAATATCAGGTGGTTTAGATTCAACAACTTTGGCGCATTTCGTTGTTAAAGAATTGCGGAACGAAATATATCCCATATCGTTCTACTATGGTCAGAAGCACAAAATAGAGCTGGAAATGGCCAGGTATCAAGTAAACGAACTTAAGGAAATTGGCAAAGCAATCGGAGTTGAAGTACATGATCACAAGATAGTCGACATTTCTTTTATGAAAGACTTGCTTGGCAAGAGTACAGCTTTAGTTAGCGACGCTGTAAAAGTCCCCACTTTGGAGGAGATCAGAGGTAATGAAGACCAGCCTGTTACATATGTACCTTTCAGAAACACTATTTTACTAGGTATTTGTTTGTCTTACGCCGAAGCTAATGGATGTAACGTTGTGTATTATGGTGCGCAACAGCGAGACGTTTACGGTTATTGGGATTGTACCCCAGAATATGTTGAAGCGATTAACGCTGTTACAAAACTTAACCGTAGGAATAAGATAAAAGTTATTGCCCCGTTTGTTAACCTCAAAAAATGTGAAATTGTTGTACTTGGAACCGGTCTAGGTGTTAATTATTCTAAAACATGGTCATCGTACGCTGTCGTTGATGAGCAAAACCTGATCGCGGACAGTTCTAACCCAACTAGTCAGGAACGTATTTTAGCTTTTGCACAAGCCGGGTTAGTTGATCCGGTTAAGTACAATACCGAAATAAACTGGCCCGAGCTTATTAAAACACACAATCTTAATATTACCTATGTAGAGGTTTTTAGTAAAGTTATGCTCGAGTTGAGAGATCTGGTCAATGACCAGTTAACATTCCAATTTTGAAGGAGGGACACTGTAAATGAAAGCTTCGTTCGAAGTACCGATAGCTCACCTTTATGATTTTGATGAATACCAAGATTACCTCTTTGTACTTAGTCACTTGTGCGAGAATCCGGCGTACAAGAGCTATGTCATGTCTAGCAACAAGTTCAAGATTTTGGACAATTCGGCGTACGAACTAAAAAGATCCATACCAGTTAGTCGATTATGTGATACCGCCGAGGAGATTAAAGCGGATGTAATAGTTGTCCCGGATGTTTTAGGGAATGTCGACGAGACCTTGAAGATGACAGAAGAATTTTATAAAGAATTTACAAAGAGGCCCGGTCTGAAGAATGTTAAGACCATGATCGTTCCGCAAGGGGCTACTTATTCCGAGTATTTGATGTGTTACTACAAGATGAGAGAGTTTCCGTACGACATGATAGGTATTTCCTTTTACATACCCGGTCCGTTATTCGAATCCGAGGATCTTAGGCTCAAAAAAGTACAATCTGTTGTGAACGTCGAACTTAATAAGAGGATACATTTACTTGGTTTGTATCGATCAAGTTTCTTGTATGAATACAAGAAATATCTTAGTATCGAATCTATTGATACGTCTATGCCGGTTGTCCTAGCCATTTATGGGAAAGAGTTTACAGACAAATCAGTGAAAGAGAAGAGGCCCGCTTCGTTTTTTGATCTTCGGCTGAACAAAGAACAGCTTAATCTTGCAAAGAAAAACATTGATAGTTTCAAACGGGCAATAGCATGACCCCAGAAGAACTATTTTCCGAAGTTTTGGCCAAGAAGGCAATATCCGATAAAGTTGCCAGGATATTTGGGATAGGCCTTCTTGTAAAGGATCGTGTTATTGGTTATTTCCCAGACAATCCTCCCCCTAAATTTTTGAACGACATCGGTCTTCTTTTCCCCGTGAAAGATTTATACGGTCGTACCGTATCTGTTTATTTGAGACGGTTGACCAAGTCGGGCCCGAAGTATGATTCGTTGCCTTTCAGTAAGAATGTTCTATTTGGTCTCGATAAGACGTTTCCGTTCGTCTACAAGAAAGGCGCTATTTTGGTAGAAGGACCATTTGACGTTTTCGCTCTCATTACACGCGGCGTTTATAATGTTTGTGCTTTGTTAGGTACAAACATTAACGTTTATCAGATCTCGTTGCTTAGGCGGTTCACAGACAAATGCTTCGTTATGTTGGATGGCGACCCCATTGGTCGCACAAAAAGTGCAGAAATTTATAACAAACTTATTCAGTACGGGTTTGAAGCTGAAATTATTCGATTACCATCAGGATATGATCCTGATACATATGTTGTCCAATACGGGACATTACCGGGAGACATCTAAAATGGAAGACTACTGGTTAATATATTCGGACTATGATTTGTCTTCGTACGCTGTTAAGACTGTTTACGATAACTATTACGTTGTAAGTTCCACAATACTACAATATTTAACAGACCAACGGATCCGATTTATAACCCTCGATCGTGTTAATCCGAAAGATGTACCTGTCTTTGTTCGGCAATTAGATGTTGGTAAAAGGTACGAAGATTCTTTCACGATATTTAGCTTCCCCGGAATTCGACTAGTATCTCAAACGAAAAACACGTACCGATTCCGATATAAAGAGTATGAGATC